ACCCGATGCGATCCAATGTGCCCCTGGTCGAGAACCCGTTTGCCGATATGGAAAACGACCTGCCATGGGAGGTGAGCTGATGCTTGATTTCAATGCTTCTGCCAGCCTGTCGGAGCGCATCGAGTCCCTGATCGATCCTGCGCTGCAGGCCGAGAACCAGGCGCAAACCCCGCGCACCTATCTTGGCGCGTCCAGACTGGGGGCTGCGTGCGAGCGCCAACTGCAGTTTGAGTACGCCAAGGCCCCGGTGGACACTGGCAAGGAATTCTCCGGTCGCATTTTGCGTATCTTTGAGCGTGGCCACCGCACCGAGGACATGGTGATTCGCTGGCTGCGATTGGCGGGTTTCATTCTTAAAACGGAGGATGCTAACGGTCACCAGTTTGGTTTCTCAACGGCCAAAGGACGGCTCAAGGGGCATGTCGACGGCGTGCTCATTGGTGGCCCTGAGGGTTTTTCCTACCCGGCGCTGTGGGAAAACAAATGCCTCAACAGCAAGTCCTGGCGCGATCTGCAAAAGAACAAGCTGGCAGTCTCCAAACCCATCTACGCCGCCCAGCTGGCGCTGTACCAAACCTATCTGACCTTGCACCAGCATCCGGCGCTGTTCACGGCGGTCAACGCCGACACGATGGAAATCTACGCCGAGCTGGTGCCCTTTGATGCGGCGCTGGCGCAGCGCATGTCGGACCGGGGCGCACTTGTGATTCGTGCCACCGAGGCCGGTGAGTTGTTGCCGCGCTCTTTCACTGATCCCACCCACTTTGAATGCAAGTTCTGCTCATGGGCAGAGCGTTGCTGGAGTACCAAGAAATGAACCATGAAAACCCATCACCCCAGACCCCTGCAGACACCGGGCCCGAATTGATGATCGACGCCAAACTGTCCAGCGTCGCACTGCGCTTGCCGCTTTATTGGTTCAGCGACCCGGCCATGCGAGCGAAGTACCGCATCCCGCATTACCTGATTGGCGGTCTGGTTCGCTACCGGATGTCTCAATTGCACGCCTGGGCGGCCAGCAATAGGGCGGTCAAGGAGCATGACCCCTGCAGTGATCCCAGTGGCGAGCCGGACGGTGGTCAGTCGGATGCGGGGGTGCCCCATGCTTGACTTCAACGACATCCCAGGCTCGCCTGATGTATCCCCGCAGGGTCGGGAGGCAGAGCGCGACGAAATCCGTACCGCCTTGCTGGGTCGCCTGGAGTCCGTCCTTGCCACCATGTTCCCGGCTGGAAAGAAGCGTCGCGGCAACTTTCTGGTGGGCGATTGTGTGGGCAGCCCCGGCGACAGCTTGGAGGTGGTGCTCGATGGCGAGAAGACCGGTTTGTGGACCGATCGCGCCACGGGGGGTGGCGGTGATATCTTCGACCTGATCGCGGCCCACCTCGGCGCCAACGTCCAGTCTGACTTTGCCCGCGTGATGGCTAGTGCCTCTGATCTGCTTGGTCGCGCGCACACCGCACCGGTTCGCAAGGCCAAACCGGCGGCGCCCACCGACGATCTCGGGCCTGCCACCGCCAAGTGGGACTACCTGGACGCCACTGGCAAACTCATTGCTGTCGTCTACCGCTACGACCCACCGGGCCAGCGCAAGGAGTTCCGGCCGTGGGATGCGCGCAAACGCAAGATGGCCCCGCCCGATCCCCGGCCGCTGTACAACCAGCCCGGTTTAATCAAGGCAGATCAGGTGATTTTGGTTGAGGGAGAAAAGTGTGCCCAAGCCCTGATCGATGTCGGGATTGTGGCCACCACCGCTATGCATGGGGCCAGCGCGCCGGTCGATAAAACCGACTGGAAGCCTCTGGCGGTAAAACATGTACTGATCTGGCCGGACAAGGATAAGGCGGGCTGGCAGTATGCCGACCGGGCCGCCCAGGCCGTGCTGGACGTAGGTGCGCTGTCCTGCGCCATTTTGTGCCCGCCCGAAGACAAGCCCGATGGATGGGACGCAGCCGATGCCATTTCTGAGGGGTTTGATGTGGCTGCCTTTCTGGTCAATGGCGCGCGTATGCAGGTGCAGTCGGCAGCGGACGAACAAGCACAAGCCGCAGTTGAAAGCGGTGCCCCACAGTCACTTGATGAGGGTGCAGCGAGTGGCGATACAGCAGTTTGGGGCACTGAGGATGCGCTGGCGCTGACTTTTACCCGGCGCTACAAAAATGACTGGCGCTACGTTGCGGCGTGGGGTAAGTGGCAGATGTGGGACGGACTTCGCTGGCGCAGTGAGGACACTTTGGCAGCATCGGACCTGGTACGCCACGTCTGTCGGCACGCCTCACTCAAGGCCGCGAGTCCCAAAACTGCAGCCAAACTGGCCGGTGCCAGCACCATTGGCGGCGTTGAACGTCTGGCCCGGGCGGACCGCAGGCATGCAGGCACCACGGATGAGTGGGATGCTGACCTCTGGCTGATCAACACGCCGGGCGGTGTGATCGACTTGCGCACTGGTCGCATGCGAGAGCATCAGCGCAGCGACCGGATGACCAAGATTTGCACCGCCACACTGCAGCCTGGAAGCAGCTGTCCGACCTGGCTGGCGTTTCTGTCGGATGTGACCGCAGGCGATGCAACGCAGATCGCCTATCTGCAAAAGGTGTTCGGCTATTGCCTGACCGGCTCCACCCAGGAGCATGCGCTGTTCTTTTTGTACGGGACGGGTGCCAACGGCAAGTCGGTGTTCGTCAACACGCTGTTTACTATCTTGGGAGATTACGCAGCCAATGCGCCGATGGATACCTTCATGGAGTCCAGGGGCGACCGCCACCCGACCGATCTGGCGGGCCTGCGCGGAGCACGCTTTGTGGGGGCCACCGAGACAGAGCAGGGACGGCGCTGGAACGAATCCAAGATCAAGGAGATCACTGGTGGGGACAGAGTTTCTGCGCGCTTCATGCGCCAGGATTTCTTCACCTACTTGCCCCAGTTCAAGCTGCTGATCGCAGGCAACCACAAGCCTGCTATTCGCAATATTGATGAGGCCATGCGCCGAAGGCTGCACCTGGTGCCGTTCACGATCACCGTGCCGCCAGAAAAGCGCGACAAGGACCTGCAGAACAAACTGCTGGCCGAGCGCAACGCTATCTTTGAGTGGGGCGTGCAGGGCTGCTTGGCATGGCAGCGCGAGGGCCTGGCATTGCCAGAGAGTGTGGTCAGTGCCACCAAGGAGTATTTCGAGGCTGAGGATGCATTGGGACGTTGGCTTGATGAGCGCTGCGTTCGTGTGCCCAACGCCAAATCACTGACCACAGAACTGTTCACGGACTGGAAGCAGTGGGCCGAGGCTGCGGGTGAGTTTGTCGGCCCACAGCGGCGCTTCTCCGATCTGCTACTCACCCGTGGGTTGGAGAAATGGCGCAACTCGGTGGGCTTGCGGGGGTATCAGGGCGTGGGTTTGAAAGAACAAACGCGCCCCAGTTACACGCCCTATGCGGACAACTGACATGCCGACGCACAAAAAGGACGTCCATCCACTGACGCTGCCGACGCACACATGGACCAGCAAAAGCTGCGTCGGCTGTGTCGGCTACGTCAGTCAAAACAGCAATCTGACGCAGCCGACTTTGCCCAAGCTTAGTTCCTCACACGTGAGGCATGACGCGCAGGTTATGGAAGGTAACCGTAGGCAGCGTCGGCTGCGTCAGGAAACCCATTTTTTAGAAAAAAACATGAGCCACACCACCACACTTTGCCTTGACCTGGGCACCACCACGGGCTGGGCTATGCGCGCACCCGAGGGCCAGATCGCCCACGGCTTTGTCAGCTTTAAGCCTCAGCGTTTTGAGGGCGGTGGCATGCGCTACTTGCGCTTTCGCCGCTGGCTCACCGAGATGAAGGCCAGCGTGACGAACACCCCTGGCACCCACGGACTCCAAAGCCACCAGGAGCCCATTGGCGCCGTTTATTTTGAAGAGGTCAGGCGTCACCTCGGCGTGGACGCCGCGCACGTCTACGGCGGCCTGCTTGCCACGCTCACCGCCTGGTGCGAGCACCACCAGATCCCCTACCAGGGCGTGCCGGTGGGCACGATCAAAAAATACGCCACCGGCAAAGGCA